CCAGGGTCAGTCTTACACATGGATAGGAATAGACGAACTTCCACAATATCCTTCGCCAGATATATATAATTTTCTAAGATCTTCTTTAAGATCGGTTGATAAAGATATACCTGTTTATATGAGAGCTACAGGTAATCCAGGAAACGTTGGATCACAGTGGGTAAAAGAAATGTTTGTAGAACCTGCTGAACCAAATACAGCTTTTGATGTAGGGATAGATACACCCAACGGAAAGAAGTATATAACTAGAAGATTTATTCCAGCTAAGTTGCAGGATAATCCTTATCTGATGCAGACTGATGATTACTATATCATGCTAGCATCTTTACCTGAAGCACAGCGTAAACAGTTTTTAGATGGAGATTGGGATGCATACGAAGATTCAGCTTTTCCAGAATTTAGTAAAACAACCCATGTGGTTGAACCTTTTGAGATACCTAGAAGCTGGTATAAGTTTCGTGCTGCTGACTGGGGTTATTCTTCTCCTGCTTGTGTGTTATGGTTTGCTATTGATTACGATAATAATATATGGATCTATCGAGAACTATATACAAAAAAAGTAACAGCAGATCATTTTGCAAGACAGGTAGTAAGTTTAGAGCAGGGAGAATATATACATTATGGGGTCTTAGACTCCAGTACATGGGCAAGAAGAGGTGATGTTGGTCCTAGTATTGCAGAGACAATGATACAAAATGGATGTAGATGGAGACCATCAGATAGATCTCCTAAAAGTAGAATTAGTGGTAAATTAGAAATCCACAAACGTTTAAGAATTAATGATGCAGAAGAACCAGGTATTAGAATATTTAAAAGTTGTAGAAATCTAATTAGAACTTTGGGATCTTTACCGATAGATTCTAAAAATCCTGAAGATGTAGATACTAACGCAGAAGATCACGCATACGATGCACTACGTTATGGTTGTATGAGTAGACCTACCCATCCTAAATATGCAGAAAGATTTAGAACTTCTTTTACCGATGATACATATAGGATGGCTGATAATAAATTTGGGTATTAATATGAATAGAGTTACAAGACAGGTACTATCTCACATATCTACTATTAACAAAGAAATAGTAGAAAAAATGTTATCAAAGTTATGTAGAAAGGAAGTTAATATAGGTGCGACTGGTACACAAAAATATAGATTAAAAAAAGGACCTAACAGAGGTAAGATATTAAATGCCCCTAAATAAAAAAGGTAAAAAAATTAAAAAGGCTATGGTAAAACAGTATGGTAAAAAGAAAGGCCAATCTGTTTTTTATGCTATGGAAAATTCTGGTAAATTAAAAGGTGTCAAAAAGAAAAGTTCCAGAAATAAATAAAAAAATTTTTCCGTATGATTTG